AGTTCTTTTTCATCATTCTCCTCTGTCTTTATCGCTACCGTCTCTTCTTTTTTTTCTGGGTCCATATTTTATCCTCTCGTATCGTGAAAGGCGACGATGGTTAATTTAATTATATAATGTTATTAAAAAACTTGCAATATTAGTTATCTGAAAACTTACAGAATGGCAAGATTCTTTTTAGTTTTAGTTTCAATGTATCGATGTTTACAGAGCCCTCATTCAAAAATGAAATCGCGTGCTTCTGGAAATCTCCGTCAATTGAATTCTGCTCCTCTCCAATTGTTGTCGAATATTTAATTGGTGGAATCACTAAATAGACCTCCTTGTCAATCGCCTTGTAAAATAGCATACCGTAATCTGGTTTGAAGATTTTATTGAATGCTTCATTCAAATCTTCTCTATCCACAGGTTTTCCACAGGTGTTGATAAATCCTGGTGGGACTACCCCTTTAAAGAAATAATCTGCGATATCAACTTCTTCACCTTTTGAGTTTTTTAAAACGACCTCTATTACTTTAGCTTTTTTCTTATCAGTCTTCTTTGCTTCTGTCTTTGTTCCTAATGCTACTACTGGTTCTTTTTTTATATCATCCATATTTTATCCTACCCGTATCGTGGGTGGTTACGATGGTTACTTAATACCTAAATTTTTAAAACTCTTGTAAAACTTCTTGATGAAATTTGTCATCTCCGGCTTCAACTTGGATTTGACCTCATCTAAATATTCCTTGGTCAACGTGACTTTCGGAACATTCATGTCTATCTTCGCAATCTTATACCCTTCCTCTATCAGAGCGAATTCGATTGGATAAGGATGGGTATAATTTATATTTATTTTATCTCCCTTCTTCATATCCTTGTCTAAAACGCACTGAAGCTGTCTACCGACCTCGACGACGTTAATTCTATCAGACTCTACGAATGTTGCTTCAAGCGTCTCTGAATTAACGCCTCCGATTAGCATTGAGGACAGTTCCTCAGCGCTAACCTCGAAGCTATCTCCTGACTTTGTTGTGAACTTCAATAGTTTTTTCTCTGATGCTTTTTTAGAATATCCAATTTCAACTGAATAATCTTTTTGTTGTAGTTTTCTTGCTTTCATTTTATTTTTCTCCGGTTAGACCCCCTCTTTTAATATGCTCTATATAATCTACGACAGCTCTTAATAAATTGCTCTGAGCGTCCAATGTTACTGTATTAACAATAGTTTGCCACTCGCTCTTTTCATCTACGAGTGGGACATGTGATACACAATCTTTTATTAATTCGATTACTGTAGCCGCGTGCTCGCTCTGCGCCAATGATATTTTCCTCTGATTTTGTGTTTGATTTTCCATGGTTTTATTTAAATAACTTCTTCATATTGTCATAAGTAATTGAGTAATCTGGATTATGGATATAATAATATGCCCCTTCTGTCGTGTCCTTAAATTCTCCAGACTTAACTCTACGTTTAATATCCTCGACAATCATGTCAACCTCCTTCTTTTTAGTTATAGACATCGGAAGTGTTGGATTTGCATACTCGGCATACTGCTTCCCACCATATGCTTGATACTGGTTTGGCATAGCCAGAATTTCTGAGATAGTTTTATTTTGTTTGTACTTCGCATACTCAGGCTGTCGGTTCAAGACTGTGTTAAAAATAACCTCAGCTTCCATTTGTTTCTTCTTGTAATCTCTATTGCTCACCTCTCCATACAGAAGTGGTTTGAATGCCTCAAAGTCTTCATCGGTAATCGTAGCTCCTCTGCCTGGTAGAACATATTTGTTTTGAGCTAGCGGTTGCTGTGATGGTCTCTTAAACACATCTGACATGTTTGATTCTAAAACCGGCAGGGTCTGAGAATTATACTTATCTGAAATTCTTGCATTGCTTAGGTCAGCAGAGGTATACGTTTGCCTAGAAGAAAGTTTATTTTTTAAATAATCTGAAATTTTGTTTGCCATATTTTATCCTTGTGCCCCGGCTCTTCCTACACTTGCATCAACTGCACTTCCTAATGGAGACTGTGGTCGTGGAACTTCATTTGGATTCTGAGGTTGCATTGGGTCCATTCCGTCGCCGGCCATTTGCTGCCCCATAGGCATTGCTTCAGAACCAGAACCACTGCCTCCTGCCATTGCTTGCATTGCCGTATTTTTTGCCTCCATCTCCATCTGCTGTTGTTGCATTTGTTGCTGCATTTCAGACGGCATTTTTTTCAAGATAGCATCATAATCTGCCTTAGAAATATAATCGTAAATATCTCCACCTTGTACCTCTAGCAATTTCTCTAATGCCATCAATTGAGAAGCTGCTGCCTCTGGGTCTTGATTTCTCATTGAGTAAATCAATGTGATTTGATTTGTAATCACTGGGAACAAAGCCATAAATGTTTGCTTCTGAATTTCAAGTGATGGTAGGAGCATTGAATCTGGGTCGATAATAAATTCAATGTAGTCAGAAATGTGTCCGCTGTTTTTCATTTCATCGAACAATCCCTTTGCTGAGATTTGTCGCGTGTCAACATTGTCCATCACTTCCCCTTCCGGTGTGAAGTCAAAGTTCAATCTCAAATTTTTAGAGGCCGCCGCAACCACCCCGCCTGTTGGGATACCTTCGTCATTCAAAATAACCTCAGACTCAACGAAATAGTCAGGATTCTGTTTTGTAAACTCTGCGAGCCGGTCTTCTGAATCCAAAAGGAAAATCTTATCCACAGAATAAATCTGCATCATCCATGTGTTAGCAATGTGTGCATCGAGTTCAAGACCTGCAACCATCGAGTTCTTTGGAGGAGTCAAACGGTTGTAAGCCGCTTCCTTCAGAATCACAGTTGAACCGAGAGTTGTTTCTGATTGTGTACCAGCTACAATGTTGTTCACGCCAGTGTTTTCTTCAATAGCCTGCTTCTGTTTGTCGGCGTACATAATTCCTTGCTGAACATTTCCGGAAGTTTTTACAACATCGATATCTGAGCCGGGATGCTTTGGGTTCACAATGTTTGGACCGCGTTTATATGAAGCCGTTCCGTTCTGAACCTGCGCCCCGAATAGAAGTGGAAATATTTCCGCTTCAACTTGCTGTGCATTCAAAGAGTTTATGTATGTGAAGATTGCTGTGTTTCCTCTCATCATTTCATAAAGACCAACTCCGTGTGGGTCATTCAAATCTCTCACGAAGCAGCGCACAGTAACGACTGAGCCGTGTGAGCCATCGTTAGGAAGTTCTCCATCATAAATTGTCATCTTTCCACATTGAACAATGTATCTGTTTGAAAGATAATTTTCGTAGTATCCGATTGTGACACTTGTCTGCTCCTTCTTGTTATTTTCATCCTTGGCCTCCTCAGACACAGAACAGTATTCCAACTTCTTTTTGTTAGCCGCACTTTTTGCATCTGGATACATTCGGAAAAAATCATCCTTCGTCATATCCTTCTCGTAATAGACTTCACCCCATGACCAGCAATCTCCGTGATTGAATCCGATTCCTAACCATGTTCGTCTAACATCCATCGGCTCGCGATAGATATCGTCGTACATTATTTTTGTAACACCTTTTCTCTGTGTCTGAACTCGTCTTGGGTACACTCTCCATGCTGCCCATCCGTATGTAAATAAAGTTTGGTATGTAAGACCCAAAGTGTTTGCTCCGTTTCCTCCAGTCATTGTCCAGCTTCTCTTCCACAATTCGTAAGCTGCGCGTGCATAAACTTTATCATCAGCTACAACTGTTGCATCTGGAAGTTTTCCTCCGAGCACAGAAGCTGCGATTAAAATTTTTGAGAAAGCAATAGGCTCTTGCGCGATTGGAACCCCGGAACGATTCTGGTCACGGTCAGTAAGTTTCTGTGGGTAGACGTTTATGTCATACGCACCGTTCGCCATTTTGTTATAAAACACCATTGAACCCCATCCTGACTTTTCGTATAATTTTTGTCCGTATGAAACTGCTGTGTTTAGAATATTTTGCTCTATTTCATTTGAGAGAGCATCAAAACGTTCTCGATATCGAGAGGCTTTCATCTCTTTTTTCTTCCCTTCGATAAATTTTGTCGTATCTTTCTTGCTATCTTTTGTTTTTAATTTTTTTTCTGTGTCGACGGTGGTCGTTTCATTTTCCATATGGATTAATTATGAACTGAATAATAAAAAAAGCAAGGTTTAGTGGTGGATTTGTCCACCTTCTTCTCCAAACATCATTTTCATGTGACTCGTACCCTCTCCACTTTTCGTATCTTCGACGTATTTTCCTTTTTCTTGGAGTATTGCGTACGCAATCGCTGAGGCCATGATTACATCGTCATGTTTTTTGTCCATCGCTTCCGGTTTTCCTTTAATATTTCTGATGAATGTGAACATTTCATTCAAGAGAGCCGGAGGAAATCCATCCTCTCTTCGTAAAAACACAGCTTTTAGTGCAGCAAGCGCGAATGGTCGTGTTGCGGATGTCGTTTTCCACCCGAAAAACTTCGTCACCTTCTGTGTAATGTCGTCAAATACCTTTCTGTAGTACAAATTGATGTACCCCATCTTTTCCAGTGCATCGTTCACCCACAATCCGTCCTTGTTCACCTCGATTCCGAGTAGAGCCCAGTTATAAAATTTACCGAGCTTATACGCTTCTGTCGAGAGCTCATCCGGAGCCACCTGAGAACGGTATATAGCCACACATTTTTCAGTTTTCTGATTCAATACGTAAAGAACCTGCGCGTCACCATGCGCGAGTCCCTCCGAAGTATCACCTCCAACGATGTACGGAGTGTTCGGCTGCGGATGTTCAAATACTTCCAAAGAACCGGAGGAATGTTCGGAAAAAATCGTATCCCCTTTCTCATTGGAAACCAATTCACCACGAGTTCCTTTCTGCGCGG